CATAGCAATATCCACCGCATCCACTTGAATAGTCATTGCTCCGTCTGCTGCGGAAACTACATCTCCTGAGTGGTTAGGGTGGGTATAGTTATTAGCAGTAGTGCTTATAACATTACTAGCGCTAACTGCAACTAACCCTGTAGCTGTATAAGTAGTCTCAGTCCTTATATCTTCTAATACTTCAGCAGCTACTCTTAACTCAACACCAGCAGCACTAGTGTGACTAGAAACAGCAGCATCAATAGTCAGTGTAGTACCACTAGCAGCAGTAACCTTCAGAACCTCTGAATCAATCGTTACATAGTAATAACCTGAACTTGAAATATCAGGAAAGCCACTGACACTAGCTACAGCAATAGATGTATCGTCTACAGCTACTGACGCAGTTAGAGTAGTCGAGGCGTTGTTAGTAAATTTAACAGCCATAAGGCTCTCCTATATATTTATATTAAGATACAGTAATAGTCCAAGTAATAGTCATTACGTCATCAGCACCTTTATTCACAGCACCAAATACAGTTCTAGCCAACATAGTACCTGTAGAAGAAGCATTGAAAATACCAGCCTCTGTCACAGCTACATCAGAACCTGAACCTACAGCAGCAAAAGTAGTTACAAACTTAATAGTATTAGTACCAGTAATATCAGCAGTAGCATCAAAAACAGTACGTACAGCTTCTGTTCCTAAAGCGGTATCAGCAGCTGCAGCAGCACCTGTACCTGTACCAATAGCCATATGAGACATAGCACCGTCACTACCATCGTCTCTTAATCTAGCTGTTACGTGTTCTTTACCTACAGCTACAACTAAGTTATGTGTTTCACAAACTGTATCACCATTGATAGCAATCTCAAGCGAGCCAGTCATTTTTAAGTTTTCTTTAATCATATTAATTCTCCGAGTTAATTAAAGGTTAGTTTATTAAACGGCTCTCCGCCTAATTTACGATTAGAGAAGTTGCCTGTAATAGCAAAATCCCCTGAGTTTGGATGGTCAATAGTAACCCCTTCCGTTTTATTAAGAGCAATTTCTTTATTGCTACTAGTTTCTGCAATACCAAAACCATCTGAAAAGGTTTTAGATATAGTTTTACCTATGACTTCGTTAAGTGTTAAAGTCTCTGAGAGACCTTTACCGAAGTTCCAATTATAAATATCGGTAGCAAAAGATACAACATTCTGCTTGTTGAAGATAACTTCTTTGTCTACAACAAGAGCATCATCGATTGCGAACCCATCTGTTAATGCTTTAGTTAGTTTCTTCGAGTAGGTCTCTGTGAAGATAATATCGTCTGTTAAACCTGCAAGGTTAAATAGAATATCTAACTGGTCAGAGAAAGTAACATTATCTACTGTAGCATCTTCAAGTACTTTATTAAAGTTAGAGGACAAAGTGTCGCTGAAGCCGAACGAATCTGTAGTTAAATCTCTTGCGAATGAAAGAGACACATCTTCTAAGATGTTTACTACGTCTGTTTTATTTAAAGCTGTAGCAAAGTCTAGTGTTTCTGTAAAGCCGAAGTCATCACCGTATTCTACATTGTGTTGACCAGGGGCTGTAACCTCTACTAAGTCAGTTAATGTAAGAACGTCTTTAAACTCTAAAGTAATAGCCCACCATCTCCGTCTAAAGAGATAAGCGGCAATCGCTTTTCTTTTCTTCCAGTGCTGTACGCCTCTTCTAGCCATTAAATTCTATCTCTAAATTTCTTAACGCCAATTCGTTGTCTGTCAGCTAAAGCTCTAAGTTCATCTATCATCTGTTCTGCGACAGGAGCAAAGCTTCTAATTACTCTAGCATCTTTTCTTGTGGCTATCTTACCACTAGTAGGTGTGTCGTAAGAACCTGATTTAATTGTAGTAGTTGAATCTCCAGGTGTCTTAGTTGCTGAATGTTTTACTTGGTACGTAGTAGTTTCAGTCGTACCTTTCTCATTGTTAGCTTTAAGTTGACTCCCATTGTACGTAGGAGCTTTACCTTCACTTTTAACATCGTCCAATTCCTCCTTAGGATTGAGTAAGTCTTCCAACATTGCCATTAGATTATCTACTTCCGTTTCCTCTTGAGGTTCATCGTTAAATCTCAGAGCGTTATTCTGTAGGTAATCTTCCTTAGACGCGTCACCTCCCTCTTCGTAAGTTTCTTCTAAGATACGAGACCATATCTCTCTAAGCTTAATCTTGAATCTTTCTAATTCAAGGTTTCCAGTTGAGTCTTCAAATATATCTAAATGTGGTGTACCGCAACTCATGTAATTCTCCTAGTCGTAGTTCTTGCCTACAGTTTTATTTCTATGGTTCTCACGTAAGTTCCACTTATGTCTATCAGCTCCGAATGAGCTATAGTCTTTACCATATTGGAAATTAGTACAGAATGTTTGTTCATAGTAGGAAGGTTCTCCACAGTCAGAACAGACTTGTGGTTCTTCCCTATCATCGTACTTAACTACCGATGATGTGGCGTGGTTGTTATTACACGTATAAGTAAATAATGGCATAACTCAACTAATAATTAATTCAAAATAGCACCCTTGTCTTAACAGGTGCTACGTTTAACTAACTACTATACAGCAACTTTAAATGCTACTGAAGCTTCAGAACGTAACTCACCGATTCCGTAGATAGTATCAGCAGTAAACAAATCACCTAAGTATTCTTGTTTGTACTGAGTCTGTGTACGAACGCCAACTTGCTCGGCTAGTACAGCAGCATCTCTATGGAAGATTACGCCTTCACGGTTAGAACCAGTAGTAGGAGCAGAGTTAGTAACGAATACATCGATACCGTAGATTGCGCCAATCTTACCAGTCTTAATCGCATCACCAGAACCAATGAACTGTTGCTCAGTGAATCTGTCGATACCTAACATAGAGTTAGAAGCTACGGGTGGTAGCACGATTGAACGATTATCCATAGGAACATCTGCATTATCTAATGTAAGAATCATCTTACGAAGACCAGCATCAGTGATAACACCACCAGTACCAGAAGTCCAAGCTGCACCAGCGCCAGTAACAAACGAACCGCCTGTCATAGTGCCGAATAAGTCAGACTCTACTTGTGTAGCTAGAGCATAACCAGCATCGTCAGTGTAGAACTTACGCATTGAAGCTAAAGCTTGTACTTCTGCGATGTCCTCGATTAACTTCGAGTATTCGTAGTGCTTGTTAATTGAAATGCCTACATTTGTATTTGTAGCAGCACTTAAAGTAACTTGTGCGCCAGCTGCCTTAACAGAAGCTGAACCACGAGCAGGTTTAGGGATATTAATAGTATCGCCCTTCTTACCTTTATGTGAAAGTTTAGTAACTAAGTTAGCTAAAACTAAGTTAGATTTATATGCACCAATAACCTCATCCGACCAAAGTTCAGGGATGAAATTACCAGCAACAGCAGCAGTTGTATTATTTGTACCTAATGCCATGTGTATTTCTCCTTATTGAGTTTTATATTATTTGACTCTACCTTCTGCGTAAGCTTGCTGAATCTCATCAGCTAAGTCTGCGTATCTAGTTGGGTCACTTATTTGTAGCTGAATTAAATCAGACCTACGATACATCTTTTTACCACCAACAGAATCACCTGAGGAGCGAGTCTCTGAACTAGTTTGTCGCATTGCCTTATCTCTCTTAACTTTCTCTGCTTTCTTTACTTCTTGTGTCTTACCAATCATTGAGATTTGTTTCCAAGTCCCTAGTAATTCATTCGCAGCATTAAAGTCATAGTCAGCATCGGCTCTGCGGAATAGTTCGGTACGAATACCACTCTCTCCTACCCACTTCTGGAAGCCACTGTCACCAACAACATCCATAAAATCAGGATGTGTCGCTTCAAGTTGCGTTAAGTTAGCCTGTTGAGCTGACTTAGCGTTACCTTCCCTAGCTTTGACAATCTCGGGGTGGTTTTCTATCGCTGAATTTACTGCCTTAGCAGGGTCATCGTAGAAAGTGTCCTCGAAACTGACAGCTTCTTCTTCTGGTTCAGCAGCGGATGTAGCTTGTGTTTGAGTATCTAACAGTTGTTGAATTAATTGTTTCTGTTCTCCAACTGTTTGACCTTGTTTACCTAATACCTTCTCAGCATTTAGGTGCATCTCAATCACATCCTCAAGTGTCTTCCCAGCATACTTCTCAGGAGGTGTATATTCAGGTTGGGTAGTTACGTCTTCTGAGACTACCTGTTCTTGAACATCTTGTACAACCTCTGTCGTTTCTGTTACCTGTTCTGCCACCTCTGTAGGCGCATCATCTACTACTATACTCATTTTGGTCTCCGTCCTTTGCAGGATTATGAAGTTTTATTAAGATGGAGGCGTTTCCGCTTGTTCCATCGCTATTTTAGTTGCACTTTCTAAGCTAATTACATATCCTAGTAGGTGTAACTGACCCTTAGCGTGCCAAAGGTCTTGTTCATTCTTCATAGTGTCAACGTCTCGTACACTATCTTCAATGTTCTTTAATTCTTCTACAAGGTCTTTCCAACCATCTGTCTCAAATACTTCTAATCTATCTTTTAGGAATTGTTCATCAGTCTTCACTGATAAGTTCCTGTAATAGGTGTCTTAGCTGCAGTTGCTCTAGCGTTAGCCATGTTCAATATCGTCTCAGACTTCAAATGTTCTACTTCTGGTATGTTTCTAGCAGTCTCAGAGTTCTTATTGTTAATATCAGCTCTTGTTTTCTCCATGCTCATCTGGTCTTTCTGAAGTTTAAGTATCTTTTCTTGAATCTTAATCTCATTAGGAGCAAGTTCTTGAGCTTCCGCATACCATTTAGCAGCTTTAGCTTTCTCTTCTTCAGCTTCAGCTTGTGTCTTAGCAATATCAGCTTGTGCCTGTGCAATTTGTAACTGAACAGCCATCTGTTGTTGCTGTTGTTGCTCAGGGTTAGGTTGATTACCTTGCATAAGACCATTAACAATCTGGTCTCTGTTATGAATAGATGAGTTCTGCATCATAGCTAGTAGAATCACGTTGAAAGCAGGTGAATCTTTAGGAATAGCTTGCAACATCTGGACCATTTGAGTCATCTCTAACTCTTTAGCCATGATTCCCATCGTAGAATAAGGAACAAACTTGTAATCATTGACAGGGTAGCGTTCAACATCGAACTGAATCTTACGCCACATTGATTTATTAATCATCGGAATAAGGAAAGTGTTCTGGAAGTTCATCAATGTACGTTTCTGTCTCTTAATAGAAGCAGATTGTGCCATTGACATACCAGAAGACGTAGCTCTATCAGCTGAACCTACGTCAGCAGAGCCAGTTCCCATCTGAATCATGTTTTGAAGTGAGGCAACCTGAGTAAATGTATTTTGGTCTGTGGTTCCCATATTAAGAGGCATGATAGCATTTCTTGGGTCACCATTCGTTAGGATAGTTTTACCAGGTCGGACCTCAAACTTGACACCTCTAGGTAATCTGGTTGCATCGGCAGCCATCATAGGTGTAGTTGTTAGTGCAAGTGAGTCAATCCTAGCTCTCATCTCTGCATCTAGTGCTTTTTGGGGGTTGTATCCTTTCTCGCAGACACCTCTACCCCAGAATTTGTTAGGAACTATGTCGTGTTGGTAGCTAATGAATGGTCTATCCTTCATCATAAAGGCATTCTCTTCAGCTCTAAGAATATAAGTATCATTTACTAAGGTAACAACAGCTTCAACTAGCTCATCTTTCTTAGAATACTCAAAGTCATCCTTATCAACCTTAGGTTTTAAGAATCTCTTAGGAACCAGACCCCAGTATTCCGTAATCTTAACCGAGTCTGACTCATCTGCCATCTTAGATTCAGGGTCGAAGCCAAAACGTACAGTATCATAATCACCATCAAGGGGAACATCACGATAGATACCAGACTTAATACCATCAACAACATGATACCTTGGCTTAATGACTTCATGAGCAACGCCCAACGCTTCGTTAATCGAATTAGCCGATGGGTCAATTAAAAACTCCTTAGGTGAGATAGGTTCTATCTTAACATCAATAACAGGGTACTCAGTTAGCTGACGTGTAGAAGTCATCGTACCTTCAACAGGCATTTCTACAGGAGAACGCTCTATATTCTGTTCAACAACAATCTTACCTACACCAGTTCCGTAAATAGCAGCGTTAAGGAAGATTTCACACACAGCATCCTTAACACCAGTCTTTTCTAGGTCTTCTTGTAGTAGGTTACGTATAAATTCAGCATCTGAAGGGTCTTGGTCTAGGTGGTCATCTTGTAAATCAAACCATTTACCTCTACCGAACGTAGCTTCTTCTAATTCTGCAACAGATGACTCAACTGCCTGTTGTAAAGCAGGTGATATAATTCTTGATTTCTCGGATTCTCTAGTTCTGTCGGACTGTAACCAGATACCACGCCATAGACGATAGTATTCATCCCATTGGGTGACATAGTTAACGTCTCTGTGAGTTCTCCAGCCTTCTAAGCGGTATGATAACCAAGAAGCGAGAGCCTGATATTGTGTTTCCTTGCTATCGAACATAGATGATATAAATTTCCATAGGAATTTAGCCGTAATATATCATAAAGTAAAGCAAATAATCAGTTATTTTCCTTAATAGCCTGAAATTAGGTCCTCAGGTTCCCAATCATCGTCCATTTGTACAGAATGTGCGAAGTCTGCAATGGACACCTGGTCTATATAGGACAAGGCATCTAGCAAATCATCATGTGCAAGTCGTGAAGGGAAGTCTAACATCTGGTCCATGAAGAACTTCCAGTCTTTATCTTCATTAAATGTGATTTGTTGGTGTTCCATACGTCCTTGGAGGGACCAAGTGATACGTTCTGACTTCTTTTTACCACCATGACGTAGCTCATCTATATGTACAAACCGGTTAGAAGACCTCATTTCATCTTCTAGGTAGGGCATGATGGCGTTCTTCAAGGAACCAGTCTCAATACCTACAGTTGTAGCTTCATTAAGTTCAGCTGCCTTCAGTATCTTAGTGGCAGTTTCTTTAATAGACCACCTTCCATGTAGAATATCCTTCACCCACCACTTATCACGGTCTATCTTAACAATAGCAATAGCGGTCTCATCTAGTTTAGAAGTCTTAAGTCCCCTTTCTTTCTCACAAGCCTCGAATCCAGCAGGGTCAACAGCAATAACATAGTTACCTTCAGTAGGTTCAGTACCAGTTAAGAACCATTCTTCTTTAAAGATACCACCAGTAAACGATTCAAAGGATGCCTCGAATTCTTGTCTAAAAGACATTGAGGACATTGAACGTCTTGCAGCCTCTATCTCATCAGCAGGTATGTAGGGATTGTCGGTTGAGTTGTAGGAGAATGACTCCCAGTCTTCATCATCACCGTTTAAAGCCTCTGTATATAGGTCATAGAAGTGATTCTTACCAGCTGGCGTACCTATAAAGAGTGCGCCACCTCGTACATCAGCTAAGGTAGGTCTAATGATTTGTTCCCATACATTAGGTTTCATTGAGGCATACTCATCTAATACAACATAGGCAAGACCAACACCACGTAGGGAATCAGGTCTGTCACTGCCCTTTAGATAAATCTTCCTACCATTAATCAACGTCAATCTAGCTGTGTTCTCATAGGCATCTTTAATGACATCTTGACCAAGGTCTTTCAACATATTCCACATAATGTCTTTAGCTTGTTGAAAGGTAGGACCAATATAGAAGACATCCTTAGAATCAGATTGTAGAGCTTTGATTAACAATATCCAAGCAGCTAATCTAGACTTACCGAACCTACGTCCAGCTGATACAACCTTAAATCTCTTCTTTGAATTGAATATGTCTAACTGAGCAGGATGTAACTCAACATTAAGAGTCCCCATCTAATACCTCAGCTATGACCTCATCATCACCTTTAGTCTTTAATCTCTTAGGTTTAGTGACCTTAGCCATCTCTTCAATCTGTTCAGTCGTACCAACATTAATAACTAAACCACCTTCAGCTTTAGTATGTTTAATCTCAATAGCTTTCTGCGCAGGGACAATCCTGTCCATACACATCTTTAAACAGTGAACATCACCTTTAAGAGCCTTAGCAATGACAACCTCAACAATCTCTTCACCTCTAGAACTGAGTAGTTCTCTAGCGAGTTGGGTATATTTATTTACAGAACCTTTAGGTCTGCCAGCGGGATTTAGGGATTTCATTCCCTTAACAAAGTTAGGATTACCTTGATGTTTAGATTTAGTAGACATAGTTTAATTATCCGTTAGGGTTAAACAAAACAGGTACTAAGTTATCAACATAATAGTTAATTTAGTACCTTTATTAGCAATTCCACGTCTTAAGTAGCAAGACACCTCTGAATCCCTCCACCTTGGTTTCCGCTCAGTAGTTGTTTAGACTAAAGGTTGTTTTAAGTTTTAGGTTAACTAGATTAAAGCTATTAAAGTTATTAAAGTAGTTAGTAGGTAATCTAAATGGTTACTCATTGGAAGGTCATGGTGGTCTTCTTCAGCAACTCTTGTTTCTTAAGTAGTGAACTTGGTTTTGATTGTAGCTGATAAACAAGGTAAAGTAAAGTAGATAGTCATCTAATTCATCAAATGAGTAGTTATCCACAGCTTTCCTATAGTTATCCACAGGTTTACATTAGTTCTACTATTTATCTACAAATCTCAAACCCTTCTCTCGTCTGATAATGATTGTTAATTAATAGTATGGAGTCACCACATGGGTCCCCCTACCCCGTTGATACAGTCGCTACAGATACTCGAGTGTCTCTTGTTACCGTAGTATCCATGAGTGTGTGAAGTAATGATAGACAGTCAAAGTACCTAACGACAGACAATCAAACCTACTTACACTGACACACAGATTAACTACTGTTTATTTAAATTAACATTAGACATATACTAAGGAAACAAAGGAAACAAAGGAAACTAGCTGTGTTTAGGAAACAATAGGACTACTTGTATATTCAAGGTTTCCGTGTAATCCTCAGTACGTTCATCTCAGTACCCATGTTTAAGTTATTCATAGCTTTGTTTAACCTTGTTATTGTTTTATAGCAAAGATGAACCTAAGCCCACTGCTATCCCAACATACTAGAAATCTAAGGTCAACACTAAACACGCTAAGTCTTCCTAAGTTCGCTGTGCTCACTAAGGTAGCCTTGATGTTGACCTTAAATCCCTAGCACGTTTCCTTTACAGCGTCCATAGGACATCTTATAAAACAATAAAAAGGATAAACAATGAAAAACTTAAACACTAAATACATCGATTCACTTCCATCAGATGACAGCTCCAACCTTGAATATACTACGCAGTCCAGAACAATCAAAGGAACTCTATACTGGTTAGAAAGTGATTTAGATTATCAACTAACAACCTACCGTCAGAACTACGCTCAATACCAAGTATTAAAAGAAGATTCTACAGGTACTGAAAGTAACTCTAGGGCATTAGCAAGCAAAGGTACTTACCTAAACCAGCTAGACGAACAGATTCTAAACTTAGAAGGTATGCAGAAAGACTTTAAACTAAAACATCTAGAAATCTTAGGTAGAGAATATGTTAAACCTCTTAAAGGAAGTAAGATGAAAGTTACTAATCAAGAAGTTGATTCAGACTTTGTACCTAAACAAAGATAAACATTAACTAAACAATCAGAGAGGCTTCGGTCTCTCTTTTTATTGTTCGTATCTACACTGATTGTCTATCATTACTTTATAAATAATCGGGGCAGTATCGGGGAATGGATTAGTCTAGGTGTTTTAGGGAATGGATTAGTCTGGGATTTTAACAACGTAGGAGTAACAACATGAGTACAGGAAGAAGAATAACAATGAGTCAATATAATAAGATGAAGGCTCTACATGACAAGGGTATTTCAAAGCTACAGGTAGCTAAGATACTAGGCTTGTCTTCACAATCAATATACAAACACTTGAAGAATCACGTACCTGAGATACCTAGTGGGAATGAGGCTTCAGTTCAGTTACAGTCTAAGAACAAAGTCATTGAAGCTATCGAAGACTTAGTACCTAAGCACAAGCCTATCAAGCTACAGGAAAAGAGGAGGGAGAACTACTCGTTACCCAGCTCTGAAGAAGACCATGACTATGTACTTGAACTAGCAAAGAAGCAAGACTTACCTATGAGGATTATCATACGTCAGATAATAGCTAAGCATAAGAAGAGATGGTGGTCTTTCTAATGGCTACCTTTAATAAGAAACAGAAGGCTTACCTAGATAAGTTAGTCATTAACTCACCGACTAGAATGATTCTAACTCAGAACTTATACGAGAGTTATTCATTCGTTGATGAAGAGGTGGCTAAGCTTGGACGAGTCTGGGAAAACCAGCTGACTGACATCGATAGGTACGTCAGTGATAAGTTCATTGAGGTACATGGTGCTAAGATGAATCAATACTATTAACAGGAGTAATGTATGGGAGAGTTTGAACAAGCTGTGTATGAGCAGATGATTGCTGAATACCCTGCTATGACTGAGGAAGGTAAGACCTTTACTTATAATGTAAACGGTAGGGTATTCAACAGTCCTGAAGAGGTGGTTTACTTACTAGCTAACAAGATGTGGGATGCCTTTGATGAGGCACTGGATTCTATTGAAGATAAAGGAGAACAATATGGGGAAGATTAAAGAACAAATGCTGTGGCGTAGTGAACACGCTACTGATTGGGAAGAAGATTTACCTACGTGGTATCAGTACCATGAGCGAGAGCTGGACCAGATGGTAGGTGAAGTTATTATTCACAGAGCTAATGAGATGGTCAATGCTATACATGAGCTGACCTTAGAATGTTCTACTGATTTAATAGGACATGAAGAAGTCATTGAGACTATGTGTACTTATAAGAATGACTACGAAGAAGATGGTGGAGAACCTGAATTGATTGAAGCTTTAGAGTTCTGGATTGTTCAGCCTTGGTTCGGAGATGAGCTAAAGAAACGAGATGAGATTGTCAATGAAGACTTCCTTGGTTTCTGTATCTGGGGTAGGACAACCAGTGGTCAAGCAATCAGTCTGGACTACGCGGTTCAGTCTATTTTAAAAGATATAGTTGAAAGGAGAAAAGCTAATGGTAGCTGAAGAATTAATTAAGATGTTAGAAGCATCAATGGCAGTAGCTAAGGAATTGAATATGTCAGACCAAGTGGCAGATGCAGCAGATGATTGTGTTCAATCGTTACTGAAGAGCATGGCTATACATGGTTTTGATAAGGTGAAGGAGAAAAGCTAATGGCTGATAAAGTAGATGAAGCAATGAGACGATTAAAGCAAATGAAACTAGTAGATAGAACTGAACGTAGGGTTGTGTATCTATGGGATTTACTAGATGATTACGTAGGTGATGAGGCTATAGACCTAGATATTATCAGAGTGTTAGACACAGCAGGTAATGTTGTAGCTAAAGCTGATGAGTTAGAGATTGTCTATGATGTTACTTACTCAGAACAGGTAGACCCTGATGAGCAAACACCTGAAGAAGAGAATGGCTGGCTCAGGGATGCAGGTTTCTGATGAGTAGACTAACTAAAGGTGAACAGTTTGTATATGACTGGCAGTACGGTAGGCATGGGAGTACCTCATTTAAAGGGTACTTAGCTAAGGCAATATCAGTTGCTGACCACGGTAACAGGGATAGATTGAGATTAGCTTTTCCCGATGAAGTAAAAGCTATGAATCTATTCAGTACCCAGTGGGGCTGGTGGGCTGGAGTTGAAGATGCTGGTAATAAAGATAGACTTGTCATAGTAGGAGACCATCCTGCTCAACTAAACAAAGCTACAACAGAGGAGAAGTAATATGAAATGGGATACCATAGAAAAGCATAGTATGTTTGCTACTAAAGATGTACAAGAAGCTATTCAATATGTTGATGACATCATTGAAGGCATGCCTAAGGAGCAAAGAATATGGGCTTACACCGCTGCTTATGTCATGTACAATTCAGTGATAGCTCACTATGAAACTAACATGGTGTGTACGAAACGAGGAGAGGAAGATGTTTGAACTACTATTAGGATTAGGTATTATTTACCTATCTTTTCTCCTTTACTTAACTTTAGGAGATTAAGATGGGAAGTATTACAAAGAAGTTTACTTTAGATGATGATAGTGTCTGGACTACGAGAGACTTATCAGCACTCATAGGTATATCACACAGCTCAGCTTACTACAGGCTCAATAAAAGCACAGACCCTGCTCAAGTATTAAAGCCTAGAGATAAGATAAAGGTAACTAATGGCTTGAAGCTATACACATTAGATGATGGTACTGAATGGACTTCTGCCGAGGTGTCTGAACATACAGGCTGTAAGAAAAGCACAGCTTCAACAAGGCTGACTATGTACACAGACCCTAAGAAAGTATTAGCCCCACCTTACACACCCTCTACTAAAATCAAACCAGTAACAGACGCTATCAAGAGACGTATGCTTTATGACCCTGAAGGTCATTGGAAGCTAATCAATAGGAGTACCTGATGAAACTAGAGCAAGAGTACCGAGCTAAGTATATGGTCTTAGTTGCGTGGGCTGCGGATAAGTCTGGGCTTAGTGAGGATGTTATCGAAGAGGTAGTTAATCAGGCGTATGATAAGAATCTAAGAAAAGAACTAGAAGATTATTGTGACAAACTATTTGATGGAGATGTAGATGAAGAATGACTACTACGATATACCTATGACACTTAATATAATCATAGCTGTGAGTGCGGCAAGTGAGGAGGAGGCTATGGAAAAGCTGTACGCAATGGAAGATGCTGAGGTTGTACAATTACTGCAAGAACAGTCTGGATTTATAAACGAGGATTTCACTTCAGCGACTTCACATTAGCTGATACAATACTTCTAATGTCTGTTTCATACACAGTCATTCGGGGTATCCCTACTCTCCTCAAGTTTAGTTTCCCTCGTTAGAATCCTACGAGTATGGGACTGGTTGCCCTAAGTAACCCCTAATTAGTAAGACAGTAAGTTGATAAAACAAGCGAGGAGATATGAGAATCAGAAAAGAGGATGAGTACAACTACCTAGCAAAGAAATCAATACCCTACGCATTAGGCTGGCAAGCTTGTGCTAAGAGTAAGGATGCTCTGTCTGCTAGGAGAGAAGTAAAGTTGGTAGATAGATTAGAATTTGACCAAGGCTATAGTGATTGCTATGCCAATGGCGAAAGCGAGTCTGTTGCATTTGATTATGTAGCAGGCATTTAACAAACCGTAGGGTTTAAAACACAGGAGAAGTATATGTTAGTAGAAGGAATTACAATGTTCAACACGCACCTTACACAGCACGATGAGTGGAAAGGTCAATCAACAGGTAAGTATGCCATACAAGTAAAGCTTGATGGTAAGACTGCATCCAAGTTAAGTAAGTCTGGAGTGCAAGTGAAAGAGTACGACGGTGAGCCTATTCGTAAGTTCACATCTAAGTACAACATCGAGGTATGGCTTAATAATAAAGAGAGGTATGACCATGAGCTACCTTCAGGTACTAAAGTAAGAGTTGAATACACACCAGGTAAGTCAGCACATCCAGAGTTCGGAGTGTCTACTTATCTCAAGCGTGTTCTAATCTTAGAGATGGGTGAAGGTGGTGAAGCTGGTGGTGACCCTGCCTTCTTTGCAGACGAGCAAGAGTTCTAAGTTAATCCTCGGTAAATTCACTACTGTCTCGGAGTTCCTTCATAGCTCTTAGAGAATTAAGAACGGTGATGGTCACAGCCGTGTGAATAAGTGACCACTAAATTACTAGAATGAGGATTCAAAATGAGTAAGTTTATTAAACATGAGGCTTGCCCCAAGTGCGGGAGCGAGGATAACGTGGCTGTCTATGATGACCATAAGCATTGCTTTACAGAGGGATGTAACTTCTGGGATGGTAAAGCTACAGCTCAAGTATCTACTTCTTATACGAGGAAGATAACAACAAGCAAAGAACTACACGTCAAAGGTATATGGAGTTCGATACCCAAGCGTAGAATCTCTGAAGCTATCTGTAAACAGTATCAAGTCAGGGTATCTGAAGATGGTGATACTCATTACTACCCCTTCACTGACCAAGCTTGTAGAGTTACAGCTTACAAGGTGAGGGATGTACCTACTAAAGAGTTTCATACAGAAGGTAGCTTCAAAGACACTGGTCTATTCGGTGAGTGTCTCTGGGATAAAGGTGGTAAGTACATCACAATCACTGAAGGTGAGATAGATGCTCTGTCTTTAGCTGAGGTGTTCAATGGTAAGTGGGCTGTCTGTTCTCTAAAGAATGGTAGCTCTAGTGTTGAGAAATCTATCCAAGGTAGCTATGAGTTCCTTGATTCCTTTGACCATATCGTACTAGCCTTTGATAAAGATAAGGCAGGTAAGTCAGCTATTGATAAAGCTATCGAGATGTTCTCACCAGAGAAGATTAAGATTATGTCTTACCCTGAAGGATACAAAGACATCAGTGATATGCTACAAGCTGGTCTTGTTAAAGAGATTACTGAATGTTTCTGGAACGCTAAGAGCTGGATGCCTAGTGACATCATCGGTGCTTCCCAACTGAAAGATACATGGTTAGATAGACCAGAGTGTGTCTCGGTTGAGTACCCGTGGGTATGTCTTAATCAAATGACTAGAGGATTCAGGCTAGGAGAGCTAGTAACTATTACATCAGGTACTGGTATGGGTAAGTCTTCTGTAGTTAGAGAGCTTGAGTACCATCTATTAACTCAGACACCTGATAAGGTTGGAGTAATCCACCTAGAAGAAACTACTGAAAGAACTATCGATGGTTTGATTGGTATTCACCTTAAGAGACCATATCACTTAGATGAATGTAGAGGTATAACTAAACGAGAGGTAGCTTCAGAGGCTTTCGATGAACTCTTTGATAGAAAAGATGGAGAAGCTTTAACCTTATACGATGGTAAGGAGTTATCCATTGAGAAGATTGTCAGTCGTATCAGGCTGATGGCTAAAGCTCAAGGTATTAAGTGGATTGTATTAGACCACCTCAACCTTGTGATGTCTGGAGATGCTAAGGGTGATGAACGTAGGAACATTGATGCGTTGATGACTAAGCTACGAGAGGTAGTAGTTGAAACTAACATTGGATTATTTGTAGTATCTCATCTATCTAGACAGCAAGGTACACCGCATGAAGAAGGTGGAGCTATCTCATTAAACCATCTAAGAGGTTCACAAGGTATCGCTCAGCTATCTAATATAGTAATAGCTCTAGAACGTAACCAACAAAGTGAAGACCCTATCACTAGGAACACAACAACACTGAGGATTCTAAAGAATAGATACACAGGTGAGACAGGAGTAACAGGATACCTTCAGTATGATGGTGACACAGCTCGATTAAGGGAGACAATAGCACCAGAGGAGATGTAATGGTAAAGGTAGTATTCGACATAGAAACGAACGGACTTAATCCATCAGTTATCTGGTGTATTGCTGCTAGGATTGTAGGTAGATGGGATGAACCTACAACCTTTGAGCCTGGGAATGTTAAAGACTTCGTACCTTGGCTACGAGATAACAATGTAGAGGTCTTAATAGGACAGAACATTATCAACTTCGACATCCCTGTCATCGAGAGGTTACTTAAATTCAAATGGTGGGGTGAGATTGAAGACACCTTGATAATGTCTAGACTAGATAGCCCCAGTCGTAAGGGTGGTCATAGTCTAGATGCTTGGGGTGAAAGATTAGGTAAAGCTAAAGGTGACTTCGGTAAGAAAGAAGATGCTTGGGGTACATATAACCAAGAGATGCTTGAGTATTGTATCCAAGATGTACAAGTTACCTATAGTTTATACGGTACATTAGTTAGACAGAAGTTAGCTGAAGATGCCTTAGCTATGGAACATGAAGTAGCTAAGATAATCTACCAACAACAACTAAATGGCTGGGAGTTTAACACTAGAGATGCTATCACTCTACAAGCTGAACTTAAGTCTGAGATGTTTAAAGCTGAAGATGAAGTACGAGAAGTCTTCGTTCCATTACCTACATTTATATCACTAAGTTTCCCAAGTAAGCCTTATACTAATGATGGTGAGGTTTCAGCTTCTTTACGTAGACAGTTAGATTCATTAGCTTACTTAGATGAGGAACAAGGCTGGGGTAAGATGACCTATCCTGAGTTTAACTTAGGTAGCAGGAAACAGATAGCTAGACACCTGATACATTATGGATGGGAACCGATTGAGTTAACTGAGACTGGAATACCTCAAGTGTCTGAGACTATACTAAAAGATGTAGAGTTTCCTGAAGGTAAGTTGATAGCTAGGTACTTGATGCTACAAAAGAGACTAGGTTTAGTATCATCTTGGATTGAAGCAGCAGGTGTACTGGATAGGATACACGCTTACGTTAATCCTATCGGTGCTGTTACTAATAGGATGACACACAGTAAGCCCAACCTAGCTCAAGTTCCAGCTAGTGGTAGTCCTTATGGTGAGGAATGTAGGAAGTTATTCAAAGTAAGAGATGGTTACAAGTTAGTAGGTATGGACGCGTCAGGTCTGGAGTTAAGGATGCTGGCACATTATATGGATGATGCAGATTACACTAAGGAAGTAGTAGATGGAGATATACACACAGCAAATCAAATGGCTGCAGGACTTGAATCAAGAAATCAGGCAAAGACTTTCATCTATGCTTTCTTGTACGGAGCTGGAGAAGAGAAGATTGGAAGCGTTATCGGTGGAACAAGTAGCGATGGTCGAAGACTTAAGAAAGACTTCCTTGCTAATACGCCAGCACTTAAAGATTTACGAGACAGAGTTACAAAGCTGTCTGAACAAGGCACCATCAAAGGATTAGATGACAGGAAGTTACACATCAGAAGTCCACACGCAGCTCTTAATACGTTACTACAATCAGCTGGTGCTATAGTAATGAAGAGAGCCTTGGTATTACTAGATAAGTATGCCAAGGAAAACAGTATTGATTATCAATTCGTAGGAAATATCCACGATGAGATTCAAACAGAAGTAAAAGAAGAGGAAGCTGAGCTATTCGGTAGCTTAGCTGTAGGTAGCATGATTGAGGCAGGTACATATTATGAAATGAACTGTCCTCTAGATGCTGAATATCAAGTAGGAGATACGTGGGCTGAGACTCACTAGGAGAGGAGATGATAGTAACAACTAAGATTGGGAAGAGTTTAGCCCTAGTAGCTTCAGATATACATGATGAAGCTTCTGATTATTTAAGACAACTATCAGAGTTATATGAATTAGTTGAAGTGCTGATTGATTCAGATGAAATTGATGAGATTGTTTTTGACAGGGCATTACTAGCAAGAAGAAGAGGTGCTAAGAAAGAGCGTTTATTAGAGATTTTAAAAAGGAGAGTATGATGAAGAAGATTGAAGATTTAGTAGATGACATCTATGAGGTGCTGAAAACAAACGAAGCAGCCGAAGGTGTAGATGTGGATAAGATTGTGGATAACTTTGGTGAAGCCATGAAGAATATCTTAAAAAACAACGTACTTACGAAGCATGACGATGGTGGAAAACTTCGTATGAGTAGCATAGGAAAGCAAGATAGATACCTGTGGTACAGACATAGAAAATACACCCATGAATCGATGACACCAGCTACATTGATGAAGTTCTTATACGGTCATGCGACTGAAGAGCTTGTACTTGCCCTAGCTTCCTTGTCTGGGCATGAAGTTACCCATCAACAACATAAGGCTGAGGTAAATGGAGTCAAAGGTTCGATGGATTGTGTCATTGATGGTATGTTGATTGATGTTAAGACAGCTTCTACCTTTGGATTTAAGAAGTTCAAGGAAGGAAACGTACGTAATGATGACCCATTCGGTTATATCGACCAACTACGAGGCTATGCTGCATCATTAGGACACGATGAAGGTGGTTGGTTAGTCATTGATAAGACTAATGGTAACTTATGTACTCACTTTGAGAACTTTAAGTACGATGACCCTATCGGTGAACGGATTGATTACTTGAAGTGTATGGTTGCAGATGATGAGAAACCTGAGCAATGCTATGAGTTAGTACCTGAAGGTAAGTCAGGAAACATGAAGTTAGCTATGCCTTGTAGCTATTGTATGTACAAGCAGCACTGTTTCCCTGATGTTAAGGTGTTTGCCTACTCAACTGGTCCTAGATTCTTAGCTAAAGTTGTTAATTATCCTAAGGTTCATGAGATTTACGATTACTTTGATAAGGAATGATGTTATAGTAAAGTCTTTCGGAGGAGAATAAGATGAAAGTAGTGTTTTACGTAGCACCAGTTCCAGCATCAAGAGCAAGAGTAACTAGATGGAGTACCTTCTTTCCTAAGAAGTACACCCAGTTCAAGGAAGATATGGTGATGGCTCTTACTAATACTACTTTTATACCATCTACAAAGCTCATATACGCTCAACTAGACTTCTATGTACAAATACCGAAGTCTTGGTCGAAGAAGAAGAAAACTCTGAAGAATGGACGATACTGCGATAACAATGCAGACATCGATAATTATTGTAAAGCAATCTTAGATTCTCTTGAGGGGACTTACTACGAGAATGATAAACAAATAGTAATGATTAGAGCTAGAAAGTTCTACTCTGAGACTCCTAGGATTGAATACATTCAGGAGGAATTAGATGAATAAGAAGAAACTATGCGAGGCATTAGCTGAGGATTACGCAGATAAGGTAGCTAGAGCAGGTGGTAACTACAATGATGCGTATGAGCATTACCTAGAAAGATGTAAGAACCGTAACGAAAAAGACCTACTGTCTCAATACAAAACAGCAGGTCTAGATTCGTCTGGGTTTAAGTGGGTCTAAGGTTCTAACGTAGTCTTCATCATACCTTTAGGTTCAGGAACCTTAGTAGTAATCTTAGCTAGTTCATCTTCATAACGAGCTTTCGTATGTATGAACTTTAAGACATCTTGGTTAGCTTTTAAATCCTCTTCAAAAGAATAACTATCTCTAATCTCGGTAGCTGTTGAATCAAAGTCAGTTAGAATAGAATCAACATCTTCAGGTGTAGCTTCCATTAAAGCCTTAATCAAACCTACGTAGTCTGTACCTTCTTCTTCTTGAGGCTCTTCTTCTTTAGGTGGGTTTTCACCTGCACGTTCCTCAACAATGTTCTCAAACATATCCTGTGCAGGGTCAGCTGTCATTAAATTACCGTCTGCGTCTCTATTACCTGTTAAATTTCTACCATTTGCCATCTTAATTCTCCGTTTAATTAATCTTTAGGTTTACCGTATTGAGGGAATCCAAAGAAACCTGTGAATACTCTCTCAAATCTTTCTTGCCATTCTAAATCATCAGCTATTATAGGTTTAGCTACAATAGGAATGAACTTACCTAGTACCCACTTACCATAATGAGCTTCTCCGTTCTGTTCAACAATAGCTGGACCCATTGGGAATCCCTTCTTCATTGAGAACCATTGTTTATTAAAGAAGCCTTCCATTACAGTCTTAGGAACGACAGACATCTTATTCAATAATGTGTGAGCAGGATGTTGCACCCAGTGAATAGGTTCAGCAATCTGTTTAGAGATAACCATCGATTCTCCACCACCTAATTGTAGTTTACCTGAAGTTTCACCACTCCAGAACTCACCTAAAGCTTCCATTGTAGGCTCTTCATCAGAGAATAACTCTGTCATCTGCCACCATAAGATTGAAGTGTAGAAGCCAGCTCTAGCTGAATAAGCAGCATACATATTCCAAGCTTGGATGAACTCTTTCTCATCCTTACCCCATTTACCCGTGTGTACTCTATTAACAAAAGCTTTAGTTACCTTAGGAGCATTCCAGAATGTTCTACCTACAATACGAATATTAGAGATAGTCCAGTCAGGTGCAAACAAACCAAGGTTTAACCATCTACGTTTATTAACAGGTAGCATCTGAGCTGTCTTAGTGGCTATCTTACCTCTAAGTTTCCCAGGGTTACGGTAAGCATAGTCATATAATCTAGTAGCAAAGTCATTCCAGTTCAATGAACCGAAAGCATCGTTACCAAACTCAGCAGCTTTCTTACCAGCAGTAACTTCATCCATGCCTTTACGCATTAGAATCTCTTTATGACGTAAGTGAGAAGCTACCTTAAACCTATCGTGCATATACTCCCAAGTAATCTCATCTAACTTACCGAAAGCTTTCTGTCCTAAGACTCCTGGCTCGCCTAACTTATCTAAGAACTCATCTAGTTCTACTTTACCTGGGTTAACTAATTCTTTACGTTTGACATTACCAACTTCAAGACCATCTTTAATAGCTTCTTGCATTACAGTAGTCATTGAACCAGTACCTAGTTCTAAATCTTTCCAAGAGTGGTTAGCTCCTAACTTACCTTTACCGAACATACCTTTAACAGCACCTGATATACCTAATGAATAAACAGCAGACATAAACAAAGCTGAAGCATGGAATAAAGAACCGAATACAAAGACTCTCTTAAGAGCATTGTTCAATGATAGTAAACCTTCAGCGAAGTCATTTAAACCACCTTCTCTAGATATTTCAAAGTGGTCATTTAGAATGTCTTTCAAGTTACTGTGAACTTTATAACCTTGTAGTGAAGGATGGTCAAACTCAGTGTATTGATACCTATCTTCCTTAGTCAATCTACCTTTAATCTTATCAAACTCTTGCTCAGTGTACATAGCTGGCATAGGTTTCTCTGGAGTACCTAAGTCTAGTTGTTTAAACTCTGATAATAACTTCCTGTTGTGGATAGTTCTCATCATAGCTTGATTGTAGATACTTAAGACTTGAGCAGGGTCATCTACAACAGCATAACCTTTAGCTTTAAGGTCTTCTAAAGTACCCATAATCTTTCTAGGAATCTCGTGAGCTGTATTAGTAGACCCTGAAATGTGTAACTTATCAGCTTGACTTCTAATAAGGTCTTCTTTTTCTTTATTAGTTAAAGGTCTGACAGAACCATCAGGATTGACTTTACCTCTGACAATGTGAGATACATAATTAGCAACTAGATTTAGCTTACCTCTTCTTATACCATGCTTTCCTTGGAATAGACCTACCTCAGTACCTTGTCTAGCTAGGAAACCCATCCAGTCATTCCATTGCTTAACTAAAGACTTACCTTCAACATCATCAAAGGTCTTACCTTTCTCAACAGCTTCTAAAAAGATAATACCTCTGTTACCTGGGAATCGTTTAGTGATTCTATCACCTAAGGATTGACCTAATACTTCTACATTCTTAGCATAGACAGATAAACCTTCGTGAGCTTTAGCAGCCTGAAGTCTAGCCTTAGCTAACTCTTGAGATACTTGTACTTCATTTAGCTTTCTGTAAGCTTTAGGTCCAGCTAAGGTAGCTAAGGCAGCAGTCGCAGCTACATACTTAGCATCTTCTTCACCTGACAAACTGTAGGCAGCTAAAGCAGCACCTAAAGATGTACTAGCTTTATGTTTCTCTAAGAAATCAACGATTTGACTATTAGGTAATTGAGGTGGTACAGTCTCTTCTTGTTTTAAACCTCTAAGTTTCTCGTCATAATCTGGAGGAAAGTATTCTTTACCTTCGTTGTACATACCTATTTGTTTATCGGCAGTTACAACAGACTTATCAGCAGAGGCTACTTGTTGTTCTTTAAAGGTTCTATTCAATTCCTCAAAAGCCATTTGATTAGCTTCTAGTTCTTTATTGTAAGAACCTGGTCTTTTAAACAACGCATCGTTAGGATGAGCAGAGAATGTCCTACCTTCTACATTCTGTATGACATGAGCTTTCTCATGAGCTAGTTGAAAGACATCATAAGTTGATTTATCTTGTAAGTATTTGAGGTCATTAATAGAAGTACCAGCTAGAGTACCTTTACCTACTTCAGATAGCTCCTTAGCATTTAATTCTTGTTGTAATCTTTTAAAGGTAGCTTCAGTTTCCTTCTCACCCCAGATGATAGTGTTCTTACCATCTTGGTATCGATTGAAAGCACCTTTACCGTCCTTATCTGCCAGTGAGATACCTGCTTGTTTAGCTTCTGCTCTATTCATAATAGTATAATTAGCAGCAGTCAGTTGAGGGAACAACCTCTTATCATGCTCAGCCATCAAAGATTCAGAGAACTTAGTTATTCTTTCTCTTTCAGCTTTATCTACTAAAGTATCTACAACCTCACTTACAGACATATCTCCCATAGGAGTATCTTTACTAGCCTTGGATATTTTAGTTCCTGCTTTAACAGCTTGTTCAGGTATAACACCTTTAGCAAACACACCTAAAGTACCTAAGATACCGAAGGCAGCACCAAACTCAGTACCAGCTTTAACATCTTGCCATTTAACTTTACCTTCATTAAGCTTAGAGTAACCAGCTTCATAAGCTCCACCACCTACAGCACCCATACCTATAGGAGTAGCTACCTTAGCTAAACCTCTTAAAGCTTTAGGTTGAATGTTATTCAGTTTATTAACAACAGTTGCAAAAGCAGAAGCACCTTTAGCAGTCTTAGCAGTTAAACCTAACCAAGCTAATACAGATAGAGGAGCATCTTTCAGTATCTCACCTATAACAATACCAGTAGCATACTTAGGATTCTTCTTAACACCGTCAATGAACTCTAGAATACCAGCTTCGTCATCACCGACACTCCACCTATCTGTAAAAGAGTTACCCTCTACATCCATAGGAGCATCTAAATCTCCATTGAAGTTATCATTGACATAAGCTAAGTCATCAACCAAGACACTCTTACGTTTAACTAGCTCTTTAACTGTAGATAACTCATCAGAAGTTAAACCCCTGACTTCGTTTAGCTGTCTAAAAGCTTCAATAGTCTCATCTAACTTAGCCATACCGTAGTTAGCTGAGGTTCTTTTAATGAATAACTCTTTCTCTTGGTCTTCAGGTAATGCTTGAGATAAGAATAGACCAGATAAACCAGAGGTAAACCAAGAACCGAAGTCCTCGTGTTCTCCGACAATACCTTCATAGACACCTTGTTCTTCACCACCATAATAAGCGTGATTGACTAGGTTCTCTGCTCGGGTGACGTTGTAGTCGTTAGTAGGTTGTCTGCTGACTATGCTCATTAGTTACCTAATAAATTGTATTCACTGTAGTCATAACCCTTAGGGCTGACATTCTTCATAAACCACATCATAGGGTTCTTATTAAACTGCACTAACTCTTTAGGATTCTTCGAGAAGTGTTGATGAGCAGAAGATGTTAGGATACTACCGTTCCCTAAGAAATCTCTTAAAGCATCTAATTTATTCTCTTTAGAACGCTCAGTCTTAGTCATATCGTACTCAGATTTATCTGAACCTTGTACATCAATAGTAGAGAAAGTATTACTTAGGATACCTTTTAAATCCTCAGCTGCTTGAGCTATAGGAGGGTTTAGAACTTTATCTAAAGCACTAGCTTCTGGGTCAACTTGAGTAATCCCTGGTGTCTCTTGAGTACCTAAAGGAATAAACTGACTATTATCAGGAGTAACTACATGACCAGTAGCTACAGGAGCATTAGGAGTACCTTGCCTAGCAGGTAAATTAAATACATCCTGTCCTGCTGTAGTCAACGTAGCTCTCTTCTCAATAGGGTTGTACTTATTCTGGTTTACGTAACTATCTCTCTTAAACTTGATAGTGTTTGCTAAGACATCGTGGTTCAGACCCTTAGTATGCCCTGCTGCTTTATTAGCAGTAGATAGATACTGCTTAGCTTTTTGAATACTATCTATCCCAGCGATACCTTTCTCATCTTCAGGATACAAACCTGTTAAGAAGTATTTAATATCTTTAGCTTCTTCATTGAACTTGTAGTTAGACTTTAGTTGAGGAATACGTTTAGCAGCTTCCCTGTCCTCTAGTTTCATCTGAAGAGATTTATGCTGGATATCTACCTGTTGAGCATAAGCTTTACCTTTCAATGATTCTACATCGTATTCTTGGAATTGTTTACTGAACTCTTTATGAGCATCTGGACTGATACCTTGTAACTGATTTAAGAAACTCTGTCTTCCTTCTGAACTCTCTAAATCAGAGCTAGCCATTAAAGCTTTAACCGCTTCTTCTTCGTTCTGCATCCCAAGCATACCTCGTACGCCTGTACCGACCATACCTATTGTAGGTGCTAGGTCTTCTTTACCTAAGTAGAACATTCCTTCTGATGTAAATGCCATCTTTATCTCCTTATCCTAATGGACCAAAACCAGCCATCGGTGATGTACCATATAACATACCACCAGTAGAACCTGAGGTCATTGAAGTACCGAAAGTAGGGAAAGAACCCGAACCTAAGAAACCTCCAGCTGAGGGTTGATTAACTAAACCTTTAAACTGACCAGCTAAACTTCCGTAGATATTAGATTGACTAGCAGCTCTAGCTTGAGCAGCAGCACTTTGCATCTTACCAGCAGCTCCAGCAATAGAGCTTAAGCCAGTACCGATACCTCTACCAGTCTCAGCATACTTCTGTGGTAACTGACCGATAGTCTCAGCCATACCTAAATCTGTAGCAGCTCTACCTCTGTAAGTATCAATCATACCTTGAGCTTTATCTAAGCCAGCGTACTGAGCTTGTAAGTCTTGCATAGATTGAGCTTCACGTAGAGCTTCTATACGACTAGCACCGCCAGTTGAACCCAGCATACCTTGAGCTAGTAATCTATTCTCTTGAGCTAATCTATCTTTCTCTTGCTCAGGAGCATATAAAGCTTTCTGCATCTCGTAGAACTTCTGTCCAGCAGCCATAGGGTCTGCTTCCATTCCTTCTATGAACTCACGCTGTCTACCAGCCCCAGCCATAGCAAGGTCGTACTCGCTTTGCCAAGGTTGAGACAAGCTCATATCAAGCTGTCTACCTTCTTCATCGTATTGAGCTTCACCGAAAGCACCTTTAACGTCCCAAGGTAGAGACCTCTTATAAGCTAAATCAGCCGCTTCTACAGCTGCTTCCTCAGCTCTACGTGCTGATTTCCTCTGTTTACTTGCACCTAAAGCTCCTATCGCAGCTGATGCTAACATAGTCCAACTCATAATCGTTCTCCTTTAATTTGTTTCATTACGCTGTCCGTTTCCACATATACACTACGATATATGGTTGTAAGTTATTGTGTGCTGCCCCACCACCTACTGAACTAGTATCTGTAGATGAAGTGTAATTGCTTGATAAGTGGTCTAAGCTGTCACCTGAAGCTACTGTTGTAGCTAAACTATTATCAACTAAGACTGCAGTACCTGCCTCAAACCTCACATTACTAGCATGTTTATGGGAAGGCATCTCATTAGTAGTTAGAGTATGAGTCTCACTACCACCAGTCGCACCTGCTGTATCAAAAGTACCTGAAGAAGCCTTACCTACTACCACCTGCCCTTCACCGAAGGCGACCCAAGTACCTAAACCTAATGTAGTACCAGGGTTTGTAGCTAGTGTAGATGTGTACAAAGAGCCAATAGGATAAATAGCTCCTATAATAGCTAATTGAGTAGCGTGTCCTGTGGTTGCTGTAGTTATAGCTCCAGTAACATAAGCTGTACTTGCAGCTACTGTAGTATTAGAGCTAGAAGATTCAGTCGTTACTGAGAAAGCTTCAGTAGCCGAACCATTAAGATTAGCTTTAGTATTAACTGCCGTCTGTACAGCTGTAAACTCTGTGTTAAAGTCTGAGCCAGAGATTACCTTAGCTGGGTCTGAATCCGATAAAGCATCCTTACCGCTCCAGTTTACTGATATAGTATAGTTACTCATCGTATTTTTCCTTGTTTATATAATAAAGTCATATCTTGCAATGAAGCTACATAACCGTTCGTTTCAGCAGCCATCTCAATCTGTAGATGTTTAGCACTACCTGTTAATGGGATGTTGTATTCCTTCAAACCATACACAGGTGTGTACTTAGCGTCACCCCATAATGAAGTAGAAGCCCCGAATAAAGCTACAGTACCAGTAGAAGCTGGGTTCAACTGGAATGATTGTGTCTTACTAGGTGTTTGACTGAAGTCTTTGTACCACTTAACACCAATGTTAGTACCTGCACCACCGCTGATAATAGCCTTCATCTTCTTCAATAGAGAAGCTACAACTGAATCACCTAGGTCAATCCACGTTGTACCGAATGAACCAGTATAAGAATGTGAAGTATGAACAGAACTACCTGAGTAATCCTTATCAAAGTAACCTTCGTAGGTAGCAATAGAACCTTTCTGCTGCCCTAGTAAGAAACCTTGCGTATCTGTGTAAGCTAAACAAGAAGGTCCTCTATCTGCATCAAACGACCAAGTAGTCACTCTAGGAGCCTGAGCTGGAGTTATATGCTTCATATCAAAGACATAGGTAATGTTCAAATCAACGAATGATAGGATGAACACACCTTCGTTCTCGACATAAACAGCTTTAACATTAGAGCTTTGTGAAATGTTTCTAATCAGAGTATCTTTAATGTTGACAGATAAGTCAGTTAAAGGAAGCTTATCTTTCTCAGTAGTTCTAAGTAAAGACCTGAGACCAGTATTAGATAAGAACAATAAGTCATCACCTACAGCTTGTACTGAGTCTCTAGATACACAACCGACACCTCTAACAACTTCATCTAGGACCATAGCTGTAGGGTCACTAGGATTAGTGTAGATAACAATATTCTTCTTACCGAAGATAACTAACTTACCGTAGAAAGGAGTGATAGCTACAATCTCATCAGTACCCCATACAGTCTTCAAATCAATAGAGCCGAAAGCTCCTGTAGTCCAGTTATCACCTTGTAAGGTATCTGAGTAGTACATCACATCTTTCTCTTCTGCGACACCGCCTACCCAGTTTCTACCATAGTAACCCATCCCACAACTAGGATTGAATGTAGTCACACCTGCTGGTTTAGTTGTTGTTACAGCCCATGTGCTAGAGGTATATTTAATAGGAGGATTACCTGCTTGGAAGCCATACAAACCAGTATTAAAGTTTACAAACTGCCAATCTGAAGCTGTTCCAGCTGTGAAAGAAGAAGTCCATGGTGTATCAGGGCTAGTGAAAGATACTGTGTACATCTTAGTACCAACAGAAGCAAAGGTAGTTGAACCTACTTCTGCAATAGCTCCTATCTTTAAAGGAGCTGAAGAAGCCCCATCAGTGTTAGCTAAGACTTTCTGCTTTAATCCCTTTCTGAAAGATATACGACCTGACTCTCTAAGGACAATGTTATCTGCCTTAGTCAACCAACTAGGGTCTAACGTAGTCGGGTTAGCTTGCGTATTAAGACCATTGATACCAATGTTATCTAATGGTTTGTATGAAAGCTGATTAGCCATTATTTAACATACCATTCACTTTCATATTGAACATTACCACTATCCAATATAACAGCTTGATTAATAGATTCAGATACTTCCATGGCTATTACACCTGTATTAGTACCGCCATCTTCACCTCGCTCTGATACAGCTCTAGCCCAAGCACCTAAGACAACTGGTTTAGTAGGAATCTTTAGCTTAGTAGAAGCAGTCGTTAACTCATCTTGGAACTTAACAATGTCAAAAGATAAGGTTTGTACTGAATTAGGTTTAGGTTCTAGGTCTACTTTAAGGTTACTATCTGAGTCTGCACCGTTGAAAGCATAGTACATAGGCTCACCTGAGTTCTCAGTAGGATATAGAGTTGAGTTAATATATTGTCTAGAGACCTGAACTAACTTACCACCAGTCGCTTGATTAGTTACATCAATCAGCTTAATCTCTTGTCCAGAATCTAAGTTGTAGTTTCTAGTACCATCTACAGTAGTGATTTCTTTAGTCTCACGAAGGACTAACCAGTCGTGATAGGATTCTACGTTACGTTTCGAGTCGTTAATCAGTGAGCCAATAACCTTCTGATAGTCAGTTACTGTTGAACTATCATTGATATTACCCGACCAATCGGTAGCAATGGTGTCTTCTCTCAACCTGATTAGGACTTCATTAATAAGTTCTCTAAAGGTCATAGGAATCTCCGTTTGTTGACATTATAGTACATTTTTAATACCTATATTCAATTACATTTACAATCACATACCAAGGGCTGTGGCTGAGGTTGTGACATTTGCATCATATTCATAGGCATCTTAGCCCAATCTGTGAAGAAAGCATACGAAGCAGTAGTCAGTGTTACACCTATTACAAAATACAATAACGCACATTTACTCATTTCTTCATCCTGTGGTGAACGTATAGCCACATAGGGCTATCGTTAGTTCCAAAGTTAATCATCATTCTTATGATACTTATTCTTAGCTTCATTGTAACCCCATCTTCTAGTGACGTAAGGTACAGCTAAGTTAGTTATCAACAAGAACGCTATAAATCCATACAAGGCGTTCATAAATAAAGAGTCAGCAATGTATGCTGCTGATTGTTCTTTAGTTTCTATCTGGTCTATCTTAGGTTCTTCAGGTAAAACTTCATCAACACCTACACTAACAGCTAAGTTAGCTAAGGCAGGAACAGGTCCAGCTACAACATAAGTAACCGCAGTAGTAGCACCAGTCTTAACCATGTTGTTAAACTTTAGTGAACTACACCCTACTAAAGAACTAATTGCAAACACCACTAAAGAAGCTGATGTTACAAATATCAATGTTCTTATTACTTTAACCACTTCTCAATCTTGGTGATAAAGAAGTTACAGAAGTATTTAATCTTATTAAGAACAGACTCCTTTATGTACTGACCGTTCTTACCTCGTATTAACAAACCTTTCCTAGCCATAATATTCTCCTATGCACACGCTAACCAAGTTCCTAAGAACAACCAACAATCTGCGATAAGAACAATCTCATATATCGGTGTCACTTCTTATCTTTGTTTTCACGTAGTATCGTATAAATCTGGTCTAACATCTTTTCAATCTTATCAATCTGGTGGGCATATTCATCTCGGTGTACAAAGTCTTTATGCAAGTCAATCTGACAAGTAGTAATTCTATCTTCAATCTGTTTAAGGTCGTTGGCTATGGACTTCATAAATGCCATTAAGCCAGTTGAAATGATACTGACTAAAGCTAATACAACATCTGATAATTCCATTCATAATTCCTTTAACGCTTAATCCATTACATAGGGTCATTTTAAATTTAGAGGTACTCAAGCCACCCTGTTATTATATATTTATCACCGCCTATAGGAGGATTCCCCCTATGAGTATGTGTGAAGGAAGAAGGGAATATACATAAACTACCCATCGTTGGTTTAATTCTTCGTTGTTGATATAGAAACTCAGTTTCACCTGCCTCAAATTCCTCATTTAGGTAGACAGTCCAAACTAATAAACGATTAGAATCTTTTCTAGTCATCTGCTCAGAGTGCCAGGCATGATAACCTTCGTAAGGTTTAGTCTTTTGTAACTTAATGTCAAAGTTACCATGGTCATCATGTTTATAAAGTGCGGAATATTTCTCTTTATACTTAGGATAACAGACCTCCCAGAATACACGGTTGAAAGTCTCCATTAAAGGAGTCCTTTGCAAATCTAACTCATTTGATGCTGAGGGAGATGCACCTAAAAAGTAGTGTTTATCTTCTACAGCTTCAGGATTAGTGCGTCTTAAGGTTAATCCTAACTCTTCAGATTTATCGAAGAACTTAACAGCGTCCTCACAGAACTCTTTACTGAATACGTTCTCATAAATCTCTATAAAATCTCTCATTTTAAAGTCCAGGTTATTATGATGCTGTAGCGGCTCATCCTTAGTTTACTATTTCGGGTACTTATCTTTAATTCCTTGAATAGTAACCTTCCATCCCTCAATACCGTTATGGAAAATATCATCTAACTGGTCTACAACTTCAGGATATTCTTCAGCACGTTTGTCAGCATAAGTCATATTAGCAATTCTATCTGAGTCTGCTTGAGCTATTTCAATCTCTAATCTTTGCTTCTCTTGAGTATAAGCATCCACTACATATTGGTACTCTGAGAAAGTATCTAATTCTAAATTAGGTGTACCATCATTATATTCAACTTCACCTACAGAACCATTCCATTGAATAGCCCATATATTATCAGCCATCGTAAAGTCAAAGTTTAATGTATGACCGTCAACCATAACAACCCTATCTTCTTTTACTATTGTTACGTTCATTTAATCTTCTCCCAATAAGTTACTTCTTTTTTTAACTATGTTGTTAAACTCACGTTGACCTTTAACTGTTTCATTTCTAAAGCTCTCTAACGCTTTAGTCTGCCCTCTGTTAGTGTTAGACATCTCAACTTGTAACATAGGCATCCAACTCATAGAACAAGCCCAATCGTCTACTTCTTTACCTGTGTTAGGGTCTAGCCCAACCATCTTAGTGTACCAAGCACATCTTATAATCTTATTATCCCTGGTTGTCTCGCATTCACATCCCAAGGGACAAACAAACTCAACCTCTAACGCCATTAGTCTTTACTACATATAATAACATCAATGTACTTAGGCTTAAACTGAGTGGCGCCTGCAGAACCTGATGTACCCGATACAGCTACAGTATGACTATGTGAACCTGTGTTACTTGTATTACCTGTTCCGCCTGAACCTGTATTAGAAGCACCGCTGTTATTAATACTGCCGGATAAATTATGACTATGAGAGCTACTACTTCCTGAATTACTTGTATTAAACCTACCAGCACGTCCGTTATTAGATATAGAGGCAGAATATATATTAGCTCCATAATCATAACCACCTGAGTTACCCACCGCACTGTAATGACCATGGCTAGGCATCTGAGCGTTACTCAGCGTATGACTACCTGCACTTAAGTTATGCGAGTGAGAATGATTCGGTGTACTATGTGTATGTGAAGGTCCTGTATGAGAGTGAGAGCCTGAATTTGAGGTAGTTGAGCTTGAATCACTAAAAGAATGTGAGTGACTAGTACTAGGAGGAGCGGTTAAATCATGAGTACCTCCTGCTCCACCACCTGAGCCACTGACAACCCTTAATGCTTTATTATTCTGCGTAGTAACCTGAGTCCAATCTGTAGGAGCGGCTGCTTGATGGAAGACCATTACTGTCCCACTTTCAACACCTCCTCCTCCGGCAGTAGTCCAAGACATCGTACCATCACCATCTGATGTTAGTAGTTGACCGGACGTTCCATTACCACTTACATTTATTTCACTAGCACCTACTGTGTTACTAACAATTTGAGCATTAGAAGCTGAACCACTTAAATCTCCGCCCATTGTAGGGTCTGTAGAAATAGCCTGCCAAGAATTATCGCCTCTGAGATAAGTAGAACTTGAGGCGGTACCTGATGCAGATAGCATAGCAATATCCACGGCATCCACTTGAATAGTCATTGCTCCGTCTGCTGCGGAAACTACATCTCCTGAGTGGTTAGGGTGGGTATAGTTATTAGCAGTAGTGCTTATAACATTACTAGCGCTAACTGCAACTAACCCTGTA